CCCCATAGGGCCTTAGGGCATTGGTGCCCCAGGCGTTCAGACGTCATGACGTCTAGACGTCTGAACGTTCGTAGGCACCCACAGACGTCTGCAGGTGCCCAGTGAGTGAAGAGCGCCGGCACACGATTCACTGGTACGAGTGTTCGCAGCACAAACGCAAGCTTGTGCGCACGTGTCCGGAGTGCCGTGCCGAGACGGGGTTCGATGACGCCGCCTGGGATTACCGGGAGGCCAAAGAGCGCGGCGTGGTGCTCCCGCTAGCGCTGTGTTCACACGGCAATGTCAAGGGCAAGTGCCCCGCGAACTGCAGCCAGGATAGTCGGGGTGCAAAAAACAACGGCCCGGGCAGTGCGATACCGCGGGCCGTCGAAAGGTGAATGACGGGGAATGAATAGCGCGAGTAGATCCACCACGCAACCGATTGCGAACCATCCCAGGGTGCTTCGCTTAAGCGAACGCGCGCGAGAGATGTACTTGGGTCTTTGCCAATACGCCTCGCCCGATGGGTACGTGGTCGCACTGCATCTACATGCGTGGCTTCCGAATTACCGGACCGCATTCAGTGAACTGCTTCTCTCGGGATTGATGCTCAACGAGGGTGAAGACCAGTGGACGCTGGTCCGGCCCTGGGAACTGGACCGATCGGAGGCGCTAGCCCGAGGAGCGGTGCCGTGAGCGCAGACCTCGATGCCATCCGGCAGGCGCTATGGGATCCGCGTGATGTGGCGTCCAAGCTCGGGCTGCTGGACGGTTCGCGATCATTCAAGCGCCTAGCAAACGGCATTCTAGTACGGTGTTTCGTGCATGGCGATCGCACGCCGTCACTGAGCTTGACCCGTACAGCTACAGGCGTGCGCGCGAAGTGTTTCGGGTGCGATCTCTCCGGAGATGTGTTCAGTGTGATCGCGGCGTTCCATCGACTGGACGCACACTCAGACTTTCGTCGCGTGGTGGAACTTGCCATGGAGATGGCCGGGATCACCGGGGATGGCAGCTATACCGCGCCCCCTGCCCCGCCATTGCCCCCAGAGCCACCAAGGCTTGATGACGAGACGTTCCATCGGCTCGCGGGCATTCTCGAACTCACGTGCCCACTGCGCCGGCAGGACGATGTCTGTGACTACCTCGCGCGCCGGGGGCTTCTTGAACCAGCACGCGGGCAGCTGTGGGCCTTGCCGCTTAACACTGAAGGCCTTCGATGGGCGCGCAACGCGATCGTTCAGGAGATCGGTGAGGACGCATGGTGCATCTCGGGGCTTTCCGACAAGCGCGGGGAGTGGCTCTGTCCGAAGCATCGGCTCTGCATTCCATGGCGTGCGCCCGATGGCCTAGTCACCACGATCCAGCGCCGGCTGATTACCGAGGGCAAGCCGAAGTACATCTTTCCGCCCCGACGATCCCCACGATACCCCTACGGTGTCGAGAGCCTCGCGCAACTTGGGCCTGCAACCGAGATCGCATGGGTGGAAGGTGCGCTCGATGTCATCGCCATGCGCACCCTGGCAAGGCGTCATAACCTCGATCGAATCGCGCTCGGCTTGCCCGGCGTGAGTGCGTGGATGCAGAGTTGGGCTCAGCTTGCCGAGGCCCGCGTAACGCTCATTGCGCTCGATGCCGATGAAGCCGGTGAAAAGCACGTCGAGCGCATGGCTGCGGACCTGTACGCCGTGGGCGCGTGTGGGGTCAAACGATCGATGCCGGTCAACGCAAAAGACTGGGCCGATCTGACGGGGAGAAAAGCATCGTGGCCGTAAGACTGTGGCGCCGTCTGTGGCGGGACATTAATCGAGATCCGCGGTTCACGACCCTTCCGGGCGATTACCGAGCCATCTACCTACAGTTAATGGTCGAGCTAGACGACGAGGGGCGTCTCCCTCGAGTGCCCGACCTGTCCCTGGTCGAGCAGGTTGCAGACCTCGTGCACTTTCCGACTCGAGTGGTTGCCAAGGGCTTGCCCAAGTTAGCCGAGCGAGGGCTGCTCTCACTCGACGGCGACGAGGTGTACGTACCGAAGTTCCCTCGCCGGCAGGGCCTAGAGTCCTTCGACGGGGAATCCCAGCAAGGTCGAGCCGAAGGGCCTAAAACCGCTGCAGAACGGGCCAAAGCGTACCGAGAGCGGAAGAGGGAACGTGACGGCGAGCGTCACGAAACGTCACGTGACGCGCGTGACGAACGTCACGAAACGTCACGTGACAGCGAACGTGACGCGTCACGGGTTTCCCCCACTCCCCCTTCCCAGAAATCAGAAGATACAAATACAGATAAAGAAAACGAACGTGACGCGTCACGTGACGGCCGTGACGAAACGCGTGACGGTCGTGACGAAGTTCCCCAGCCTTCGGCCGGGGCCCCTCCGGCTACGCCGGCCTCTGTGGAAATCCCAGAGTCAGGCACCGAGCGGAAGAAAGCTGTCGTTCGCACGACCGAGAAGGTGCGTCAGGTCTTCGCTCATTGGCAACAGGTAATGAACACCCCACGCTCGGTGCTCGATGCCAAGCGCGCTCGCGTGATCCACAACGCCATCGAGCGCCACGGTCTTGAAGACTGCAAGCGTGCCATCGATGGCTGCTTCGAGTCTGACTTTCACATGAACCGTCCCGGCGGCCGCAATGAAAGCGGCAAGAAGTACAACAACATCTCGCTGATCCTTCGCGACTCCGAACACGTCGAGCAGCACCTTCAGGTGCTCGATGCCAAGCTCGAAGCCGAACAAACGCGCCACGAAGAGCAAGCGCGTACCGAAGCGGAAGCGAATGAGCCGTGGACGCCAGACAAGATGTACCCGCCGTTTCGAAAGCTGATCGAGCAAGGAGCCGTCTGATGGACACGCCAGCCCTTCCGAAATTCGAGAACGTCTACCCCATTCCACGCAAAGAGCCGCGGCTCGATGGCGTCACCAGCTGGCTCTATGACCAGATTGACAAGATCGACCGGGACATGGATGCAACCGAAGAGGGCAAGGGCAAGATCGTCTCGTGGAGTTCGGGCCTGCCGTCTGTCGACTCCCTAACTAACGGCTTTCAGCAGAGCCAGTACTACGTGATTGCGGGGCAGACTGGGTTTGGCAAAAGCTCGTTTGCACTCACGACCGCATTGACACTGGCCGTGGCGAGCGAGCCTTCGGTGCTGTTCGTCTCGCTCGAGATGTCTCAGCAGGACATGGCCATTCGCGGGATCTCGTGGCTCACAGGGATCGCTCAATCCAAGATTGTTCAGGCGATTGCGGGTCGGATTCGGCTGAGCCCGGAAGAACGACAGGGTATCTCCACGAGCAAAGCGTTTGTACGAGATCGAACACGGATGATGTGCGGCGGAATGCTGACACCGGAAGATGTTCGAAAGGAGGCGGTTGCTTTGCAGAAGGGCAACGGCCTGTCACTGGTGATTGTGGACTACCTGCAGCTGATGCGAGGCACAGCCAAGAGCTACGCGACGCGCGAGCGGGAAGTTGCAGAGGTCTCTCGGTCACTTCGATCGCTCTCGCTCGATCTCAACGTACCCGTGATTGCGCTCTCGCAATTGAGTCGGCAGGCCAACACGCGCAACGAACCACTGCTTACCGATCTACGCGAGAGCGGCTCGCTTGAGCAGGATGCATCTGCGGTTCTTTTCCTGTCACAGGTCAAAGATGAACGCACCAAACACATCGCGCCCGACCGGGTCAAGATTGCCATTGCCAAGAATCGGTTTGGCCCCAAGGGCGATCGCGTCGTGAGGTTCTTGGGCGCCTCCGGTCGGTTCGAAGACCTGGAGGTTCCGGACGATCCAGCGCCCGGCAACGCATGGCCCAGCGAGCCGGGAGACCCCGAATGACCCCCGATGAATTCCGCGCCATTCGTGAGCAGCGCTACGTCAAACCCATGGTCATGGCCGATGCGATCGGCGTGACCGAGGAAACGGTGCGAGCGTACGAGCGCGGCAAGTTTCCGGTTCCTGAGCGCATTGTAAACCGACTGCTGCACGGCGTTGGCGAGCCATGCCCTCAATGCAAGCGAACCATCGTGACCGCTTGGTTCGATGGACTTTGCGGCGGTTGTAGCGCGCTCATTTTGCCGGAGGGTGCACGATGACCTCCGCGAAGAAAAAGCGCCGCCCGGATTGGTCCGGTCGCTATGCTGTCGAGCGTGACGGTTGCCCAATCGCCACGGTCACGCTTTCTCGTGAATGGACTTCTGCGGGGCCAAAGCACAGCGTCACGATCAATGAGGGTTCGCGTGAAACGTTCACCGATCCCGGCTACGCGATGAACTGGGCACTGCGTCGCATTGCGCCTGGCGAGCCGGTTTGGCCTTGGTATCCGGGCTGTGACCCGAAAGGGTACCGATTGCATGCCGAGGGGAAAGCCCCCTGGGAACCCATGGTCCAAGAGCAGGAGGTCGCGCATGTTCGCTGACCCCGCCATGCCGTTCTTCCCCCACGGTCCCCAGTACGACGGTCTCAAGCGCATCTGGGCGAAGTACCGGCTACCCACGGCCCGGGGAACCGCACCAACCGCCTCCGTGGGGCAAGAACTCGACCCGGGACGGGGGTCAGTGCCGCCCATGGCCAATGAGGGCCGTAGCGGGGCGATTGGGCCAGTTCCCGAGCCAGTTGACGAAACGCGAAAGTGGGGCCGATCGTGATCGTCACCGCCCCCACCCTGCCCGTGACTCCCCAGGTCACCGCGTTTGTGTACGAACTGTTTACCTATCACTTATCGGAAGCTCGAGCCGAGACGTCCACGCAACGGTCGCTGCCCTCCACAGCCCTACCCGCGATCTTCGCGGCGGAACTCGGTTGCGTCGGTTCGGGCAACGACGGCACCAAGCCTGTCATTGGGCTGGTCAACGACCCCGAGCCACGCCGGTGCATCGAACGCGATCCGTTGGGCCATCGGCGCTACCAGAGCCTTACGGGACGCGATTTGCAGACGGCGGACGCGGTGTACTTCGACGGCAAGGGCGTCGTGATGGCCAACGTTGAATTCGATCGGCGGATGATCTCGTGCACGCTGTATCAGCGCGTGGCGTTTCACGTGGCCGCACACACAGAGCCGAAACGCTACCAGCGCTGGTGCGGCAAGATCGCAGCAAGGGACTCAGCACCGGCGCTGATCGACTCCGAGGCCTTCGGGAGCGAGTGCCTCACCAGTGCGGCGAAGGCGTGGTTTATGGTAACGTGAGCGAGGTTTGAAGATGGGTAGCGGGGTACGAAAATCCACCGCCCCACGCAACGCAGTAAGGGGTGACTACGCCCGACACGTCGCAGGACGGGCCGTCGGCAACGTTGCAAAGTCACACGGATCACCGGACCGGCCATCCCGTAATCCGCCCATCTTCGAACTGACTACGCGCCCAATCGTCACGAGACTTGACAATCGAATCGTGACAATTCCAAGATCCTGGCGACCACGTGCGTCCAGCGGATGCGCAAAGCCTGCTTGATGCAGGCGCGCTCGCGAAGGCCCTCGGGATCCATCTACGCAAAGCCTATCGCTGGCTCTCAGCGTGGGACGCGCTTGGGATCCCGGGCATTCACCGAGTTCGAGCCAGGGGCAGTGCCGGATTCCGGTACGCCATCGAGCCGTGGTTCGTCGACGAATGGCGTGCGTGCAGGATCCCGGCCCCGCGGTTGACATAACCGACACGGTGTAGCTCAACGGCAGAGCGCGGGACTGGTGACTTTCCCGAGGTTGCTTGGTTCGACTCCAAGCCCCGTGACCGAGCCTGAGTCACCGAGCTTCCGCGGCCCCACGCGGCGCCTAAGGTGACACGGGCTCTTTGATCACTCCCGCCCGCTGATCTGAAAGCGGTGCCCCGACATCGCCCGCGGTGAATGCGTGGCGGGACCTAGACGATGCAACATGACACGCTCCCACCGCCCGATCCCGAAACGTGGCAATCGACCGAGCCCGTGGACCGGTGGACGGCCAACACGCGCGGGTTCGAGCATGTGCCAGACACGGTGCCAGACTTCGACGCGTTGACCGAGAAGGCACAGCAAGCCCAGGTCGCGGCAGTATCCGCCGACACCGAGCCGACTCACGACGATCTCGATCACGGCACGGGGCTGGACCCAGAGGAGCGGTTCTGGCTGCAGTTTGACGCGTGGCAGCAGCAGAGCGCGGGGTAATTCGCGATTCGCGAATGACGAAAACGGGTGACCAGAGAATGACTGCGGTTGCGAAAAAGCCTGCAGGGAAGGGCACTGACCGGATCAGGTAGTCATCTGGTACGAGCCCATCCCCGGGGCACCCCCTTCCCTTAGCACATGGGTCAAGTTGTCCAAGGGCGGCGTTGCTTTTCGTGGATTCGCCAATCCCGTGGCTTCATGCGGGCTAGCTTGAATAGATCTTGTTCTTCAAGCGGACGCGTTGATCGGATCTCTTTCAGCGCTTTGATGATTCGCAGTAGGTCATCACAGGGCGTGAACCATTCACCACGCAGGTGAAACCGGCGAAACCGCCAATGCAGCATCTTTTCGGCTTTGCGGCCACCGGGACACCAAGCCAAGCATTGCAGCGCATGCGGGTGAGACGTCTGTAACTCTTTCAGTCTTGTCCCAACGTGAAACGCGATTCCGATCTTGATCGGACCGTTGTCAGACTGAATGAAGTAGACCTTGCGCCTCTTTCCGGCTCTCTCTGTTTTTTGGGCGAGCCTTTCCGCGCGCTCTTCTCGGTATGCAATCAAGCATCCGCTGCACCAATCGATGAGCTTCGAGCTGACCTCCCCACGAACTCTGAATGGTTCGAGCTCGATCTTAGCCCCGCACTTGGTGCAGTGTTTTCCCTGAACTAAAGTATCCATGCTGGC